TCATGATGAAAAGTTATGCTGTCATCGCTTCAATCATCACAATGGTTATTACATCGGCAGGCGCTGGTTCGTATCTCACAGCGGAGTTCCAAAAAGCTATGCTTGGAACACAAGAAGGATCTTTGAAGGTTCAAGTTCTAAAAGATCAACAAGTCAAGTACGAAGAACGTAAGAAACAAATTGACTTGCAGATTGCAAATCTTCCTGAAAAGACGACAGTGAATCAACGGCTGAGATTGATGAGTGGATTTAAAGCCGAACAAAAAGATCTTCAGGATAAAATATCAGAAATCGATAAACAATTGCCAGCACTGCAGATTACTCAAATCGGCGTAGAATCTAAGGTCGGTCCTATTCTGTATATCGCCAAAGCTTTTAATATCCCTGTTGAAGAAGCTGTCAAATGGGTTATTCTAATGATCATTGTAGTCTTTGATCCATTGGCTGTGTTTTTAATTGTGGCTGGCAATTTCTTGTTAGAACAACGAAAATTAGAAAAGGTAAAGCCGATCGAGACAAAGGCACAGCCAGAAATGTATCAACTGCCGAAAATGCCTGGTGCCGATGATTATCATAGTGACCATCAAGCGGATATTCTCTCTACTTCAAGTCATTTCTTGCCTGAAATTAAGATAGATATCCCAATGCCGCCGGTGAAACCGCCAAAACAGGATATTGTGCCATTGCCACAAAAACAAGATGTCGATGTGATACCAGAGCCAGTGTCCATTAGTGAGCCAAGTGAGCCTACATGTATCATAAACGATACATCACCTGAAAAATGTATCACAAACGATACATTAGAGCCACAATGTACAACAGAGTGTACAGATGATCTCTTAGAACCTCTTCCTGAAAGAAAACATCCAGTTATGGAACATTCTGTATTTCATTCTGTAGAAGATGAAGAGGATCTATATGAACACAGTATTGAACCACAAACGGTTGTTGAAACAATTGTCGACGTAGTTCCTGAAGAAGAATCTATTCAGCCTGAGGAAAAAACCGTTATAGATCAACACGTTACTGAAGATTCAAGTATTCACGAATCTATTCATGATGCGATTCCCGAAACAATACCTGAAGAGATTGTACAGTCAGATCCAGAACGTGATACTATAACTCTTTCGTCTTTAGGATATGTTAAGGCAGATGAGCACACCATCACCGATACTTCAATGTCTAATGAAATAGGATATAAGACCGGCGTCTTTAAAAGCGGTTCTCATTAATCAAATCTCCATTTTGAATTTTGTGTTAAAATTACATTTTAGTAAACAAAGGGCAACTGTATGAAAAAGGTCTGGGTAGAAGCATATCGTCCAAAGTCTGTCGACAAGATTATCATGCCTGATAATCGAACAAAGAAGATCTTTGCTAAGTATGTAGCTGAGGGTGAGATCCCAAATATTCTGATGTATGGCGGACCAGGTACAGGCAAGACTTCGATGTCTTTGGCGTTGATTCGAGATCTTAAGGTTAATCGAGTTGATGTCCTAAAGATTAATTGTTCAGACGAAAAGATTGATGCCCTTCGGGATAAAGTCAAAGGCTTTGCCACGACCATGGCCATGGGTAAATTTAAGGTAGTACGACTGGAAGAAATGGATTTTCTTGGGGGAGAAGCAATGGCACTGCTTAGAGCGTTGATCGAAGAAGTATCTAGTTCTTGTAGGTTCATTGGCACCTGTAATTATATAGCCAAAGTAACGCCTGCTATAAGATCCCGTTTCCAAGAATTCTCTATTTCGGCTCCTGCTAAAGACGATGTTCTAGTACTTGGTGCCGAAATCCTTGAATCTGAGAACATTTCGTTTGATATTGATGATCTTGAAAAGGTTGTAGCGGCTTCATATCCAGACGTTCGGAAAATGATTCAACTCCTGGAAAGTAGTTCTACTGACGGAAAGCTCAATCTTTCTAACGGAAACGAATCAGTTTATGACTGGAAATTAACGCTCCTGGATCAACTTGAGATAGGTGACTTAAAAGCCGCAAGAAAATGCGTTTGTGAGTCTTCTACCAAAGAAGAGCTGCCAGAAGTCTATCGGTTCCTTTACGACAACATTCATAGAGTCAAAGCACTGTCTAAACATATAGATGAAGCAATAGTATTGATTGCTGAGTATCAACACAAAGCCGCCTTTGCCTATGATGGCGAAATTTGTCTGGCCGCCCTTTTTATCTCTCTTGGACAACTTGCAGATGGCAGATAATTCATTTGACCTTTTTCAAGGTCTTGCTTCATTATCATCCGGAAATCTGAACTGGTATAACGACCTGTCCGATGATGGCAAGAAGGCAGCTTCACCATTTGTAATTGCCAGATGGATGTCTGGTACTTCTGATCAAGCGCAGATTATACGGTTGAATGAAGTAGTCAACCCATATGTCTTTGGCGGCTTTGATAAGGGTGTATTATTCAAGCTGATGGCCATTGCTGCTACTGGAAGTACTAAACGTTATTCTTGGATCAAGATGCCTGGATCTAAGACCAAGAAATTATCCATTGAGGTTGTAAAACAGTATTATGATTGTTCTACGCGAGAAGCTGTTACATACAAAGTTTCAAATGAAGATCTTGTAGAGATGGCCGAATCATGTGGGTGGTCTCAAGAAGAGTTAAAGAAACTAACGAAAGAATTTGATGACGATGGAACGGGAACAACTAAGAAATCAAGCGTCAAGTCGACGAAGTCAATCAGAGGCAAATGATACTCCAGATAAAAAAGTAGTTTGGAACTGTCATTTCTGCTCTAGGGATTTTGTTATGGAAAAAAGCTTTATGAATCACCGTTGTAAAGAACGTGATCGTATTGAAGAGCTAAAGAGCGCAGTCGGTCAAAGTGCTTATGCACATTATTCTGATTGGATGAAGGCCAAGAAACGCAGTGTTCCACCAATTGAAACATTTGCAACATCAAAGTACTACAGCACATTTATAAAATTTGCTGAGCATGCTGTCAAGACTAATATTCCAAACTCAAAGCAATTCATTAAGTTGATGGTTGAGCATCAGGACATCAGCCCAACATTATGGTGCCGCGATAATATTTATTCACTGTATCTTGAATGGTATGATCAAGCTTATCCACCGGAGGTTCAAGTCCTAGAATCATTGGAGTTTATTAAGGAAATGATCGAAGAATATAAGTGTGCACCAGCTGTGATCTTTAAAGAAATTCCAGTAGATACCCTTTCAACTTATATCAAGAGACGTAAGCTAAGTCCTTGGTTTCTTTCGGCATCAAAAGTCTTTAGGGATCATCTTGTAACTTGTTCGGCCATGGAAAAAGAAAAGCTAGAACGTTCTATGAATATTGGTGCAATGATTGCACGCATTCAAAAGGATGCTGGCCTGTTCCAATTCTTTAATCGTGTAACTTTGTCAGAAGGACTTTAACGTGGACGTCGATGTGGATGTGCCGGGTGATTTTAATCCGATTAAATTATTTCCTAACTGGACAAGGGCCTCTGTAGTTAGAGAAGATAAACTGACACCGCATCCTTGTGGAGTACACCCTCAAGCCATCGCTAAAGACCCAATTACCGGATTGGCCGCAATACCATATGATTATGCCGAAGATCTTGGATTTGCAAAGATCGATTTTCTGACTAACACACAATACAATATTTTTAAGTCTAGAGACGAAATAGACGAACTGTTAAAGACAGAGCCTGATTGGAATTTGTTACAGATGCGATCAGTTCATCCAAAGTTATTCCAATTAGCAAAGCACGGAGATTTATTGATTCAGATTAAGCCTAAAAATGTTATCGAGGTCTCAGACTGTATGGCTTTGATTAGACCAGGAAAAAGTAGGTTCTTAGGATTGTATCTAAAGAACAGAGAACAAACTCGAAAGATGTTATTCATGAAAGATGAAAAGACAGGTTACGCTTTTAAGAAAAGCCACAGTTTGGCCTATTCGTACGTCATTTGGTTACAATTGAGATTGATAGAACAAGGAAAATTGTAGGGTAATGTGATATAATTAGACTTAGATACATAGGATCAAATCATGAAGAATACACTATTTTCAGTTCTCTACGGAAGTTTTTTGTACGGGACAGACTGCGATGGAAGTGATCAAGATTTTAAGTCAATTTACTTCCCTTCACTAGAAAATCTTTTGCTTGGCAAACGACTTGAAGTTTATAAGTCTCGTGTAGATGCAGAAGGCAATAACGTTCCGCCAACTTCGCCAATGCCGGACAATGGTGTAGAAAATGAATATATTTCTGTTCAGACCTTTGTCAAGGATTTTTTAGGCGGACAAACTTATGCGCAAGAATTAGCCTATGCCGTGATCGGCAAATACAAAGACGAAGTTTCGCCTTTTGCTTATAATTTTGTCTCAGACATGGTTAGTCAATTCAAGAATGCCGAAGTCATGGCTATGGTGGGGTTTGCGCGGAAAGCGGTTTTCGATTATTCAAAACGTGCAGAACGCATGAACAGTGCCGTGTCTCTGAGAAATTCTCTGTGTGTCCTTAAAGATAAAATCCTAGAATCACAAAAAGTTTCTGGACACACTCAACTTCGACTTGACTCATTGTTTGAAGGTAAACCTATTCTGGATTGGGCTGCCGAAGAAACTGGGCTACAAATCGGTGAGATCAACAATAACAAGATCATGCGTTCGCTCGAAATGAATGGACGTAGCTATGGCGAATCCTCTGATCTGATCACTCTGATCAATGCCTTGAATAAGCAAATCGATAAGTATGGTGTACGTGTTTCTATCGCAGCCGATGTTGATGTAGACTATAAGTCTATCTCACATGCCATTCGGGTCTATCAACAATCTATCGAGTTGCTAGAAACAGGAACAATTACATTTCCTCGCCCTAATGCTGCATTCTTACTT